AAACCCCATCCAATAGGTATTACTCATGTTAAACCAGATACAGCATGGTCAACAACAGGTACCAGTAAAAAGAATAGCGTTCAAACACGTAACCAACGACTTCTGAATATGACTATGACAAATACTAAGGGTAAATTTATTGAAGGTAAATTCCATCCAATAGGTATTACTCATGTTAAACCATTAAAAGAGCGCCCTCCATTACCACCCCTTGAAATAGGTGGTCCAGTATCTGTTTTTGGTAAAGTTGTAGCCACATTATCTCAAACAAATAATGGTAATTTCGGTGTATGGATAGAATTAGTTATATACACTTTCGGTATTATATTATGTATATTGGTTATAACGGGTGCTATTAATTATGTATTTAAAAAACCACAACCAGAAATAGAATGGACATTTAATGCGAATGACGAAAATAATGGAAGTAACCCTAAATTAAAAGAATATTTAAATAGTAAATTAGAATTAGATACAACTATGTTACCTGGATTTGATGAAGAACTAAAACAAATTAAAGAATTAGAAAAAATTAAAGAATTAGAAAAAATTAAAGAATTAGAAAAAATTAAAGAATTAGAAAAAATTAAAGAATTAGAAAAAATGAAAAGAAACTCTGGTAAAAATGCTGCATCTGTAGGTTTAACAAAACTATTGAAACATGATAAAGCAGAATTAGAAAAAGAATTGAGGAAAACAAAACAAAAACATCGACAAAATATGACTAAAACTGTCGCAAAACATGCCGCAAATGTAGCGTCTAAAAAGGCATCACAAAAAGTATCTAAAAAAGAATTCGAAAAAGAAAAAAAAGAATTCGAATCAACAATATCCGACTTTGTCAGAAAATTAAAAGATTCGTTACAAAATCCCGAAATGTTTTCAGAAATTCAAACACGTTCATTTAATATACAACAATTAATGACTATGGTAAACCTCAATATACACGAAAAACAATTATTAGAAACTGAAATCGCAAAATTAAATCAAACAGTTACCGAATTATTTAATGAAAATGACGTTCAAAAAGAAATATTAGATGAACAAGAGTTACGAATAGAATATTTAAGTAGTGGAATTGGATTAAAAAATGAAGAAATAGAACAGTTAAAAGAACTATTATCTGAAGGTGATACTTCAGCAGCAGAAGAATCAGAATTACATAAAGACGAGATTGCTTTGTTAGAGAGACAAATATACGAATTATCACAATTAGATACATCTACAGACGAATCTGTAAATAGATTAAGAAAAATAGAAGAAATAAGTAGAAGTATTACAAATAATGAACAAAATATACATTCAAAATATACAGAATTAATAAAAGAATTTATAACATTAAAAAAATCATATGATGATTTAAAAACCCTTTTACAAACCAAAAATCAAGAAATAAAAGCAAATCAAGACATAATTGTTTCAAAAGAACGCGAAAATGCTGAATTAAAAAATAAACTTACAAAAATGTTAATTCAACTAAAAGAAATAAATAAAGCTAAGGTACAGAATGATGATATAAAAATGGATTTAAATATGAAAATAAAATCACATTTAAAAACTATAAAACAAAAAGAAGAAGACATTAAAGGATTACAATCTGATAACGATGAATTGTATGATAAAAATGCTGTTAATTCAACCAAATTAATATCTCAAAATAAAGACATACAAAAATTAATTGATGATGTTAATAAACAAACCGAAGAATTATCTGAATCACATGATGAAAGAACTGAGCTTGTTGAAGCAAATGACGAACTAAAGGATACAAATAAAGTATTAATCAATGAAAATAAGAAACTTACGGTAATAAGTGCCAAATATAATGAAATTATGCAGAAGAGATATGAAGAAAAAGCAGACGAAGCACGAAAATTAAACGAACTAAACCAAGAATTAGAAGAAGAACATAACGCTTGGGAAGAAGGGCGTAAAGAAACAGGCAAACAATATTTGAAGAAAACTATAAGTAATTTAAAATCTTCTAATTTATCAACCAAAACAAATACCATTAATTATTTAAAATATTTAAAACACGATATACAAAAAGATGAAAGAAAAGGTAAGGGGTCTCCATTAGGACCAACATTATTTAACAAACAACGAAAAATAGCAACGAAAAAAGTAATTGAAAAATTAGGGTTAACTAATAATAATGTTAAAAAATTTAATTTATATCCTAAATGAAGTCTAGAAGATAGATAAAGGGGTGTCTAATTATTATTGTTGCGCACAATTCACAACTTGGGGTCCATCTCCCGATTCCTCAGACGGTTCGTTGTTTGTGGAATCATTTACATTTCCATCTGGATTGTTATTAGGAGATTCATCGTCAACTATTATAGTATCAACTGTATTTGTTTTATCTATTTTTTCAGTATTTATAGGTAATATTTTCATTAAATATTCCTTTCGTTGTTCTGATAGTGTTCTTGGAAATACTATAATAAACTCTATAATTAAATCACTATTTGAATTCATTCCTTCCCCAACGATCCGTCGTTTCATATTTGGAACTATAATGGTATCAATTTCAACTAATAATTGTCTATCGTCCATATGTTCTATAATAAATTCACACCCACACAATGCATCTGTTAGCAACACTTGTTTTTTTATTAATAATTCATTATTGACCCTAGTAAATACTGGATGGTCTTGGACAGTTATATCAAAAATTAAATCCCCAACATGATGGGTTCCAATGGTTTCATCACCGCCACTATTAACTACAATTTTACTACCATTTTTTACAGATTTATTTAATTCTAATGTAACCGATACACTCTTTTTCATATATTTTTCCCCATCGCATGTCTTACATATTTCATCTTGTTTAATTGATTTACCTTGCCCATTACATTTATAGCATGCCGATGTTGATTGTGAAATCATTCCTGGACCGATTTGAACTACCTTAGTAATATGACCATTACCTTCACAACTTGCGCATTGTAAAATAGACGATTTGTGCATTCCACCACTGCCTGAACAATGACTGCAAATACATTTTTTTTTATAATTGATAGTGTATGATTTTTCATTGTAAATATCTTGCAACGATACGGTAATCTTCTCTACTCTATTTTTAACACGCACTTGTTGTGACCTCCTAGGCCCCCCACCCATACCTTGAAACATCCCTCCCATTCCTCCCATTCCTTGAAACATACCACCACCCATACCTTCACCTCTTGACCCACCGGGTCCTTCGCCACCGAACATACTGCTAAATATATCAAATGGATTAATATTAGGTCCACCCATATTCTTGACAGCCTCTAATCCGAATTTGTCATAATTAGAACGTTTTTCTTTATCACTTAGAATCTCATAGGCAGCAGAGATTTCTTTAAATTTTTCTTCACACTCTTCTTTTTTATCTTTATTTCTATCTGGGTGATATTTCAATGCTAATTTTCTATATGATTTTTTAATTTCGGTCTCAGATGCGTCTGGTTTAACATCTAATGTATCATATAATTTAGTATCTTTATTACCAGATTCAAAAAACATAGTTTAATATTTTTAGTGTATTAAACTTTAAATAAAAATTGATTTATTTATAATTGTATTAATAAATAATATGTCTAATCCTATGTCTAATCCTATTGAACAATGTAACGAAACTATATCTCTTACATTCGGTGATTGTGGTGAAAATCATGTAGGTATGGAAACGGTAGGATCTATTGTTAATAGTGGATATGGATTTACTCTACAAGATTTAGAAACTTATAAATCTATTTTCGAAGAAATGGGGTGTGAATGTACTATTTATAATTTAAAAGATAAATTGGAAAATGTTGAAGTTAAAAAGGATATTGAAGATGGGCATGTTATTGTTATTAAAAATGGATTGGATAAATTACTTAATATAAATCATTATACGATTGATGAATTGTATAGTGAAATGAATAGTTTTGAATGGGATAGAAAATATTTCGATACACGTCGACAAAAGGTATTAAATAAAAATGCTAGAGCAAATGTTTGTTTTGGAGAAAATGATAGTGAACCTGATTATGAAAATAAACAAGGTAGAGTAATATCTTATGATAGTGTTTCTCGTCTAAAATTTGTTAAAGAACAACTATCAATGAAACTTGGTGAAAAATGTCAAAACCTTATATGTGAAGGTAATCGATATTTTAATCTTAAAAAATGTGGTATAGGCTACCATGGAGATGCTGAAAGACGAAAAGTATTAGCATTTAGAATCGGTGAAAGTATGAATCTTCATTTCAATTGGTTTTACAATTATAAAAGTGTTGGAGAAACTCTTAAATTAACATTAAATAATGGTGATATGTATATTATGAGTGAAAAAGCTGTTGGTAATGATTGGAAAAAAAAATCTATATATACATTAAGACATAGTGCAGGAAAAGAAGGTTGTTCTTATTTGAAATTAAAGAATTGAAAGACTAATTAAACTTTAAATAAAAATAAATGATTATTTGTCATAATAAAAGCTACACTTATTGAATTTAAGATTTTGAATATTTTTTTTTATCATATCATATTCACCACCTATATTAGAAATGAATGTTGGGTAATATTTATTTTCATTATTATACATACTACATTCGGCCTTATCATAATGATAATTTTCATCATCCGGTTGTGGTTCAATCCCGAAGGTTACACCATACACTTGTTTATTATTATTATCATAGGATTTTACTAATTTCCCAGTTTTTATATCTTGACAATGATATTTAACCCCCCGTAAGCCCAGTTTATCATATGCTCCTTCGACTTTATAGATAGCGGAATTTGGTGGACATGTAAAATTATGTTTTTCAATGCCGTTTGTCTGATTTCGATGATCACCAATTGTTCCCGCATTTATATTTGTTTTTTTAGAGCCGAAAATACCCACATTATGTTTTTGTGGATTTGGATTTTTATTTCTATCATACAAATATTGTAATGCTGTTATTTTATTCGTAATTTTATTATAATTTACATTTACCCCTATAATAGGTTTATTATTATTTGATATCTGTTCTCCGGGTTTGCCTGGATCTGGATTAGTTATAAGATTTGGGATTTCTTCTGCAGTTTGATTTGTTGGTGAATAGGATGGTGAATAGGATGTGGCACAGTCATCACAACTTATCCCGATAACTTTATTTGATAAACTACCACCCTTTGTTTTATTATCCGCAATGTTAGTATTAACATTATACCATCCCTTTTTAGTTTTATAAAGTGTGTCAAAATCGATAACTGTATTATCAGGATTGACTATTTTTTCCTTTTTAGAAACATTCTTTTCTCTATGAAAATTGGCAGTTTTCTTTTTAGATATATCGCATGCATCGTTTTCTCCCTGAATACCCTGTTTACCACGAATCCCCGATTGACCTTTCGCACCTTTTTTTGTTGAAATATATTTGAAATAAGTCTTATAAAATAAAAATACCCCTAAATTTAATATAAAAAATAGCAGTAATATATTAAATATCATACGGATATAAGTGTCCTCTATTTTTTGTTCAACTAAATATTTAACGTAATTTACTAAAAATATACTAGCAAATAGTATTCCAATTGATGCGGCTCGGTATGTTTTCCACGAAATTTCGCCCATTTTAAACTGTTTCGTTTTTTGGACATTATTTGATTGGATGTTTAATTTGGGCAATTTGTTAAACTCACTTATTACATCATTACTAATATTTTCTTTAACAGTAGCTAGTTTCTCTGAAATATTTTCACTAAAATTTTGAATATCGGATTCTATATATTCATCTAAATTTGTTTCGTCCATTACTATTAATATTAATAAATATTTTAATTAAGTATTTTTACAACATATATTATACCCGTAGCCTGTTTTCGCCGTTGTATCCCACCCCGAAGGACATCTAGGTGGAGTATTTTTATCAATTAAACAGATATTTTTATTTTCCATATCAGTAGCTTCTACTAAATTTAATGTATAGTTATTCCCGGATTTGTTAAAATTGGCAGTGCCTTCAGTTAAGGATTCAGTTAATGATAATTTATTATTACCAGATTCATTTTGCGAAATATAATGTTTTGTATTACCGTTATTATTTGGTGTATTTGTTCGAGTATTGCTACAACATAAAAATTTACCATCATTGACAACAGAACCGACAGAAGTGTCAGAATTATATGGATATTCTGAATATAAACTATCATTAGGACAATAAGCTTCTTTATTAGGGTCATCTTGTTTATCACAATTACAACTGGCATCGGTGGATACAAAACATAACCCTAATGGTGAATTTTCATCCTTGTATGTTAGCATACCCGAAGACTGCATGTAATCTTCGGATGGAGCATCTGGACAACTATGATCATTTTCTAACTCAGGATTTTTCAATTTCTTAGAAATGTCGGTTTCTTGGAGGTTTACACGTTCTTTTATAGAGGTTCCTCTTAATTCATCGGGTTTAGGAATAAAACTATCATTTTTAAATTTAGATACATAGGTGTCTAAATGTGTATCTATTAGTTGATAATTTACACACACAATCTGACATCCACTCGCCCAAAAATAATTCGGTTCATAATTTTTAGTGAATATATTCGTTAAATAAAATTCTTCATTTGGTGTTACAACCGTTAAATTATTCTTGTTATAATTACGAAGTGTTTCTGAATCTAATTTAATTTCGTTCGAATTAATGACCGATGGGTCTAATGTCTCATAACTTATTTTTTTTAACGATTCTTTATCCCACGAATAGTTAATAAATTCTTCTAATTGTGAATGTTGATAGCCGTCACTACTAAATATTAGCATTTTCTGTTTCAAATATTTAATAGGAACTTGGGCCATATTCACCTTCCCATATGTATATTTATTTGATAGTAAATATCTTCTAAAATATTTAAAAATAATATCTCGTATTTTATTTAAACTAACAATATTCCCATTTACATTTAGATTTAACATTAATATAAAGGGGTCTTCATAATTATTCACATACCCGGCATTAAACACTATCGTTGATAACAATTTACACATGTCTTCAAATGGAACACTATTTAATGATAGTTTCCATTGTCCATTTTTAACACCGGTTGAAATAACCGGATTAGCAAATTCGCCCATATTATCGTTAAAAACATCTACATATATACTTCGAACCCCATTTGTAATAATTTTTTCAGTAATCGATAAATCTATATATTCTAAATATTGATTGGGACCCAAATATGGCCTAAATGCACTTGCTATATAGAAATCACACAGCTTTAATTCACGATGTTCATTTAATTTAGAGCTAACTAAAACATATCCATCCATAAGACTAATATCACTTAATACTTTTGATACCCGATATGATTTTGATAATTTATAGGCAATATATAACACACCTATAAATATTACTGTAATTATAATTGTGTTTTTATATTTAATAACATCTACATTTATTGTTTTCATTACTATGTAGATACAAAATAATTTAAAAAAAATAAATGTATTGGAATATAGTTTATAGTTTATATATTTAATTTTAACTTATTTAATTTTCCATTTTTATTTAAAAATTAAATTTCTAATGTAACGAGTTTTAATGTTTTATATGGATCGGTTTGTATTTCAGTTATACTTTTATTTATACCTTTTTGTAACGGCCATCGGAAATAGACATATGCTGGACCTTTAGATGGACCTTTATAATCCATTTTTAATAATGAAGTATTTTGGTCTAAATTAATTATACTCCATGCTCCTTTATACTCTTGATTTCTAAAAAATTGTTTATTTTCTTTAAATAAATATTTAGTAATTGTTCTATGATGTTCATACCGAATACCGTCTTCTGTACATAAGGTTTTGATATGAGATGTCTGGTTCTTTGCCATAGTAGTTATGAATATTATCAATTCAAAATGTTAAAATCAATTTTATTTTAATGAATATAATACACTATACTATAGTTAATAAATATTTATTTTTCCGTTTTTATTTAAAAATTATATGTCATAATTATAAAATGACTGAAACAAATGATAATATTAATAGTGAACCAATTTTATCCGAAACAAATCATCGTTACACACTTTTTCCGATTGGATACAACGGACTATTTAATTTATATAAAAAAGCATTAGCATCTTTCTGGACAGTTGAGGAAATTGATTTATCTAAAGATATGAATGATTGGAGCTCCCTTAAGGCTGACGAACAACATTTTATTAAAAATATATTAGCATTTTTTGCGGGGAGTGATGGTATAGTGCTTGAAAATTTGGCGGTAAGATTTATGAACGATATTAAAATACCGGAAGCAGCGTGTTTTTATGGATTCCAAATTGCGATGGAAAATATTCATTCAGAAATGTATTCGCTTCTTATCGATACCTATATTAAAGATAATAGTGAAAAGACCCGATTGTTAAATGCCATAGATACTATACCATCGGTCGGGAAAAAAGCCGATTGGGCTATAAAATGGATTAATGATAAGGATTCGTCATTTGCTAAAAGAGTCATTGCTTTTGCAGTGGTTGAAGGTATTTTCTTTTCTGGCAGTTTTTGCTCTATATTTTGGCTGAAGAAACGGGGGTTAATGGCGGGCTTAACATCCAGTAACGAACTTATTAGTAGAGATGAAGGAATGCACACTGATTTTGCAGTGGCAATCTATTCCCTGCTAGAAAATAAATTGGATTTTGATACTATTAAAGAAATAGTTCAAGAAGCCGTCGAAATTGAAAAAGAATTTATTATCGATTCGATTCCATGCAAGCTGATTGGAATGAATTCGGAACTTATGTCGAAATATATCGAATTTGTAGCAGACCGCCTTTGCCTCCAACTTGGTTATTCCAAAATTTATGGAGCTAGTAATCCATTCGATTTTATGGAAATGATTTCACTTGAAGGAAAAACGAACTTCTTTGAAAAGCGAGTTACAGACTATTCTAAAGCAAATATTGGAACTCAAAACACCGACTTACACAGCTTTAACCTCAATTCAGAATTCTAGAAAAAGTTAGAATAATGTAATTTCCCCATCATTAAAGGAGGTTTAACTATATTCGGCGTTGCTTTAACTAAGTATTCGTAACATTTAAATTTGGCTTTTAGATTATTTAATTCGTGTTTCTCTTCAGCCGATATATTATCTGAGTCATTATCTGAGTCATTATCTGAGGCATCATTTAATGCTTCACCTGATTCATTATTTTCATCTTCGTCTTTTTTACTAAGTTCTATTAATAGTGTGTCACATGTTTCGTATAAATTATCTAAAAAATAAATACCGTAATTACAGCCACCCTTATTATGATGATGAATATTATAATGTTTTCCGAATTCTAAGGTATTAGAGTGGTCTAATATAATTTGTTTATAGCCAATAATAAATATCCACAATATCACTATCTGTGGATTAAATCTAAATAATGTTGGAAAGATTACTACTATCATAGATAGACAAAAATCGGGGAGAGAACCATAATATGTCATAAAACCGAATAATTGGCGTGTTGTATGATGGGCTTTATGATAGTTGTAGAATAATTCTGTGTGCTTAAATGTGTGAAGTAAATAATCCAGATTTATACCCACTATAAGTGTAACACAATATTCTAATAAATATCTAAATAGACCAGAATTAGAATTGTCATATCCAACATACATTAACTCACTTAGAATAAAGAACGGAATACTATTTTTTACTACATTTGTAACGACATTCATACTTACCTCCTCATAACATTCTTTAATCTTATTAATGTCTATTTTTTTAATTCGGTTTTCAGGTATAAATATATCATTTATTAAGCCTAAGGTTGAATATAGCACATAACTAAATATAAAATATAGATAAAAATAATACATTATGAGATAATTTATTTTCTTCTTTTTAAATATTTATTTAATTCTTTTATTATTTTCTTTTTCGACCTTAAATTAATTGTAATTCCCTTTTCAAGGGCTGTACTTTTTAACTCCCTATAACTCAACTTATTTAAATTAAACCTACTCAAACATTTTACTCTTTTAGTTCGTTTTTTATTACGGGAACCATAAACCGATTTAGTACAGATTCCATACGGATTTATGATACTACGTTTTTTAAGACTCTTCGCACGCACCTTTAATATACAACTACAATATTTGTTCTCAATGTTTGATTTCACCATACTATAATATAATACTTTTATTAAAAGTAAGTGTTCCTAATGCTATATCTTTATTTTTAGAACCTAAATTTTTAATTATTTCAGCAACAAAACTATTTTTTAATTTTACTTCATCTATGAGATTTGTTGACTCATGTATGAAATTAATTGAGTTAATTTTATAAACACCTCTAATGCTTGCCAGTGATTTGTCTTTTTATCACCTCTTGTTATTTTTTTTTCTTTTTCTTCATCCGTTAATGTTTCTGGATTATCTGTTATTAATTTTTTAATTTGTGCATGATCTGGGGTAAGTTGTAAAATTTTAGCTTCTGATTCTGTATTAAAATATAATGGGTTGTTAATATAAATTTTTAGTTCTGTTAAATTAGCATTTTCAGTATCAACATCATAATATTTACCAAAGCTTGCTTTAATTTGTTCAACGTCTGCTGCACTTTCTCCTTGTAGCTCTAATGATTTTATTATTCTATCTAAAATTATTAAATAATGCTTTTATTATTTAGGATTAAAATACTCTTCTATTTCAGGTTGACTCATAATTGTGCTTAAGGCTAATTTAAAATGGTCTATATTTAAGCCGTTAGTGAGTGTTTTTACCCATTGTAATTCTAATTCATCTTCATTTATAATATCGCTTAATAATGCCGTGAAATTTATAGCATTTCCAGGTTCGTCGTTAATGACATAATTTGGTGTTGAAGCCGTATCCCCACCACTGAGTAATTTTTCGTATTTTTTCTTTTTTAAGTCTCGTTCATCTTCATTTGTTTCGGGCATATTTAATAAATCTGATGGAATGTTATCATATGTTAAACGATTTATTTTAGTTTCTGTATCATTATTAAATTGTCCGTAAGTTTTAATATAATTAATAATAGTATCTTTAGCAGTCCATTTATCTCCAACTAGAGTTACATAAACCAAAGCATTATTTTCAATAATTCCTAATGATTGTATTTTTGATTCATCTTGACTAACATTAAATGATTGTAATATACGTGTAAAAATATTAATTAAATTAAATTGATTCATCTTAATTTGTAATTCAATGAGATTTCGACCAATATTTCCATCAGATGGGAAATAATTGTCTAAAATACCATCGTCAGATTTTGCCCATTCTTTAAGATTTTTCATTTCATTTAGATCCTTCCATGTATCCTCAAATAAACTACCCACAGAAGCGCCATCAGACCCTCTTAAACAAGATAAATCGTTTGAATCTTTACAATATGTGTCTAAAAAATACGGATCGAAATTCTCACGTGATTTTCGGACACACGCCACAATTACAACAATTAATATTATAACCATTAAAATAGTATTAACCAAATTTAAATCTAATTTAAAATTCATTTTCGACTTCATTTTATATATATATAAAATATTTTAATTTAAACAAAATTTTTTTAGAAAAAGTAAAATCAAAAAAATGCTTTTTTGAAAAGGTTTTTAGTAACATGCGGGTCTTTGTTGTTTTTTACTAAGTGTTCGTTTATTAATCTTTAACCGCCACCCTATTCTGGATGTTTTTGTTATATTGTTTTTTCTATTAGGTTTAAATTTTGGTTGGTCTTTTGTACATTTCTGTAAATAATGTTTTGACAATTTGGCCTTTTTCGGTAAAGTAAATAACCTACCAAAACTTCTATTAAATTTTACCATTTAATATTAAGTTATAAAAAAACTTTCTTCCTAAATATTAATGAATAATCCATTTAATGAAAATGATTTTAATAGTGGAGATGGAATGTTAACGTCTGTATGGGGACCTAGTTTGTGGCATTCACTTCATACCATAAGTTTTAATTATCCAGTAAAACCTAGTAAATTAGAAAAGAAAAATTATTATGATTTCTTTATGTCTTTAAAAAATATTTTACCGTGCGGCTATTGTCGTATAAATTATGTTAAAAATATTAAAACCATCCCATTAACTATGAATACGATGGAAAATAGAGGCACATTCTCTAAATGGTTATATGAACTCCATGAAGAAATTAATAAAATGTTAGGGAAAAAATCTAATTTATCATATGAAGATGTTAAACTTAGGTACGAAATGTTTAGGTCAAGGTGTCTTGACACCTCTTCTAAGACTAATAAGACTAAGAATAAGACTAAGAATAAGACTACTAATACTAAGACTAAGACTAAGAATTCTATAAAGAATAATAAGTCTAAAATATTAGAAAAAGGTTGCGTTAAACCACTCTATGGAAAAAAATCAAAATGTGTTATTTCGATTGTTCCTAAAGAAACTAAATGTAAAACATTTAATATAGATAAACGATGCATTATTAAGAAATAAATTTTTTTAGTTCTTGCATTGTTGATTCGGGATAAACACAATTAAACAGTTTATGATTAGCATAAACATTAGCCATTTTTAAATGGTAGTCTATACTTTTAGTTGAGGGGGATTTTAAAATATTACTTAAAAATTTACATTTTGTAAAATGGAATTTATTACTTTCGTTAGGATGTTTTTTTATTAAATATACATTATCATTATCTTCAAACATAATTAATATTAATTAGTATTTATTAATTAATTATATTTAAATCAATTTTTATTCGTATAATTTCTTAAATTATTTAATATTAGATATCTAAATGTTTAGTATTTGTAATATGCTTCCTAAAGATTTAATGGAAAAGTGTGAGATGAGTTCACTAACTAAAAAAAAGAAAGACGAACCATCTGTAAATGAACTCTTAAATTCCAAAGTGTCATTAGAAACAAATACCGAAGTTATTAATTCTATAATTAAACTTAAAAATAATCAAACTGTTGCAACCTCAAACGTGTTTGAGGATCTGGAAGTATTCAACGGAAATGACTCATTGGAAAATTCTATATTCAATGTTGTTAATAAATCCCAAACTGTATTCGGTTCAATCCACCTTAAAAATATTCTTGAAAATCCAACTAAAGATATTAGCATTCTTAAGAATCGACAAAATATTTTAAATAAACTGTCAACCGATTTAATTTCAAAGCTTACTGAAAAAATGGGTAAACTTAAGGAGTTAGAAGAAGATGTATTATGGTTGTTAAGAGAACGCAATCCCGAAGAACTTAAACTAATTGATAGTGTGTATTTCACTAATAAATATTTAACGATGCTTAACACGAATGAAGATATTATGTCGATTTATTCGATGTTTACTATATTTTTCGCTCCAATATATGGGATTGTTTCACCAATAGTATTCTTTATACTACCATACTTGTATTTATATTTCTTTGCTGGTGTAAAATTTAGTTTTAAAACATATTTCGATATATTTAAAGTCAGTATATTAGGGGGATTCAATATTTTTTCAGGTTCTAATAATAATGTAACTAAATATTTTTCAGTAATACTATCTATTATAATCTATTTCCAAAACTTTATGAACACCATTAAAGCCGCCAAAAGTAATCATAAAATTATTAATGTATTACACGATAAACTACACAAACTTAATACTTTTATGACAGAATGTCAAGAGGTCTTTAAATTAGTGAAAGATATATTTAAGCACGAAGACGTAGATTTTTTTGATAAATGTGTTGATAATGATTTATTTAGATCGGGGTCATCCATGCTTTCCAATAAAGGAAAAGTCTTAGTAAGTTATAAGCAAATTCAGAAGACTGAAAATTTTGTTGACAAATACAAGACGTATTTCAATATGTTAGGGGAGATTGACGCCTATTTATCTATTGTGTGTTTAGTTCGCGACTTTAATGATAAGAATTTTAATATATGCTATACTCGGTATGAATCGAGTTCTAAACCACACATTAAACTTAGCGGTTTATGGCATCCCTATTTAGCTAAAAATAAATCACATGATGAAGTAGTGTGTAACAGTGTAGAAATGGGTGGTCCATTAAATCCAAATAATATAGTGTTGACTGGACCTAATGCTGGCGGAAAATCCACATTTATTAAAGCCATGAGTCTATCTCTATTATTTTCCCAAACATTCGGCATATCCTTTTCCAAAGAAGCCTACATTACACCGATGACCCTAATTGACACCTACCTTAATATCCCCGATTGCAAAAATAAAGAATCCTTATTTGAAGCCGAAATGCATCGTTCCAGGAATCATCTGAACAAACTTAAAGAGCTAGGTGAACACGAATTTTCATTTATTGTTATGGACGAAATATTTAGTAGCACGAATCCCGAAGAAGGGATTTCTGGCGCTTATGCTATATGCAATAAATTAGCCGAATACACTAATTCAATTGCCATTATAACGACACACTTTAACTATTTAACCAATTTAGAAAAAGGTGGAAACTATAAGAACTACAAAATACCGATTAGCAGAAATGCCGAAAATGAAATTGTTTACCCATACCAACTTGAATGTGGAGCGTCCGACCAACACATTGCCCTTGAACTCTTGAAGAAGAAAGGGTTTGACATTTCATTAGTTGAAGATGCTATCAATATTTGTGACACACTCAAACAATTAAATCCTCATGACTCGGACGAGAACAATGGCAAAGATGTGTCATTAGAATGTGAAGATAATGATGATATTGTGAGTCGCTTAATCGATGAATCCGGTGACGTCGATGATTCTGTAAAAGGAGACTCGGACAAAGACTCGGACAAAGACTCGGACAAAGACTCGGACAAAGACTCGGACAAAGACGTCATTGGTTCTGTAAAAGAAGACTCAGAAGAAGGTGAGTCTGTGGATAATGATAATAACTAATTTGAAGTTGAAAACAAAATGGATAATTTATAGTTTCATTAATTATTTAAAAAATAATTTAAAGAATTTTAGCAGAAATTATTTACTATGAAACTAAATTTTATCGTGAATGAAGCGAATGTGGATTCAACTACGGATGCCAATATTATGTCATTTTTATTTAAGAAATTAAAAGATAAAGTAGACATTAAACTTGTGAATGTTAATAATTTTAAATGTGAAAAAGCATCGATTAATATATTTTTTGGGTGTGTCAATAATGTGTTAAACGATTATGCCAAAGCAAATATATTGGTTCCAAATCAAAATTCATTCTTTAAGGAATGGACTAAACATTTAGATAATTTTGATTTAATTTTAGTTAAGACACGGTACATGGAAGATATGTTTAAGACGTATGTTTCGACAGAAAAGATTGCCTATGTAGGATGGCGAAGCACCGATTTATATAGTGCTGTCGATAAAGAATTTGATGAGTTTCTGTTATTTGTATCGAACGATACATTCACTAATTATAAACAAATAATAGATTCGTGGGAACTCCATTATCCAACACTAAATATTATAAATGGTAGCTTATTTAATGTGAAGAAGGCGCAACCAAATTTAAATTATTTAGACAAACTTACCCAAAATGAATTTGAAAATCTCTATAATAGATGTGGGATTCATTTATGTTTAAGTTCAATCGAAAGTTTTAGTCACACTATTAATCAATGTGCTCTTTCGAAATCAATTCCATTGTTTGTTAATGGTGGTCCCATGAGCGAAATAGTGAACGCCGAAGATTGTTTACCGTTGAAAGGTAAAAAGAAGAAAATCCCCAATTTATTAGGTTCTAAATATGATTATTCTTTAGACGAACTTAAAGCCGTTGTTGAAAAAGTGCTTACAACAAGTGATACCACCCTTGAAACGATGGGTGAAAATAATAGAAAAAACGCGTTAAGAAATCATGGTATTAGCGATGATTTATTCAAACAGGCAATGTCACCGTTCCTGAATAGGGTGCGCAGTGATCCAATGAGTAAGACCACTGATATTGTAAGCACTAGTCTACCTAAGGTGAGCATCGTGACATTAACTCATAATAGAAAACATTTGTTTAAACTGGCGATTTACAACTTTAACACGTCTGATTATCCGAAGAATAAAATAGAATGGGTTGTGTATGATACAAGCAACGATGATGAAAAAGTGGCTGATATGCTCCCAGATGAAACAGACATGGTGAAACTGAATATTAAATATGTTCATGATAATAGTCAAATTACTATTGGTGAAGCGCGTAATAGGGCTTGCTCAAATGCATCAAATGACATTATTGTATTTATGGATGATGATGATTACTATTTTCCTCAAAGTGTATCTAAGCGTGTCAATGCCTTAATAAATAATAGTAAAAATATAGTTGGTACCCGATATCTTGCTAGTCTAGCAATTAACAAAGTGATTTCTTACATGAATGCCCCAGGACTTTATTCAAGCTTAGGAAAATCTATTTCACCAGCGACTTTATGCTTCTATAAAAGTTTATTAACAGATTCTATTAAATTCGATGATGAAAACATTAATGAATGTGAAACACTCTTTAATTCAATTGATGTATCATTGTTTAAAGAACTTGGATGGGAAGAAATCATAGTGGCCCTCTCCCATAAAAATAATATCACCAACCGAAATGTTCCAACTTCTAAACCGAATGGATGCCATTATGGATGGAGCGAAAAACTCCTTAAATTTATATTAGAACTTGATGACTAAAATACTTTAACCTTTTTCAAAAAAAGGTTGACCAAAAAATACTTTAACCTTTTTCAAAAAAAGGTTGACCAAAAAATACTTTAACCTTTTTCAAAAAAGTTTGTTTTTTTCTAAACTTTTATGAAAAAGTTTGTTTTTGTTATTTTTTTTTTTGATAAATAACCTCTCATTAGCTTATAGTTTACAACTCCACTTTTGTAATCTAGGTTGATACCACAGACATTCACAACGGGATTGTATATGATTATCTAAATAACTTTCCCCATTGGAGACATGTCCCATCATTCCTCTTATACCAATCCTCTGTTAATCTATACGCTTTACCAAACGAAGTCTGGTTCTTTTCGATTAAATTAGTTTTCACCAACTCCAATACCCAGTGAAGATTTCGAGTGTTTTTAAGTATATTATCCATAGCATGTGTATCCTTCATCATGTTAATCATCAGCATTACTTTGTTTAAATCATGACCACACACGTCATTTGTTTGGGAGGACCCATCCTGTGGATAAGCTTCACCACCTACTTGACCCCCCCCCCTATACTTTGCCACAATACCTCCATCCACCGGTCCAGCCGCCGGTCCAAACAAAACCTGCACCAATATCATACAAGTGGTTAACAACAATATTATTACCGTGGCAAAGAGGCCGGTTTGCAGTGCGGCACCGGGGGACACTCTCACTGTGCCTGCCCGATTGGGTCCGTAAAAATGGTCATACAACTCAAGAACCCCGGGCTCCAATCCCACTCTCCGGGTGCTCCATTCGGGTGCGGCCCCGCGTCGTCCACCACCTTTCAGTTGGAGTTTTGTTTCATAAGCACTAGCTAATTTCTGGCGATGAGTATCTGATATTAATATCTCTTTCAAGAATTTAGCTTTATCACCGCCAGACCTGTCATGGTAAAAATTATTATATTTTTCCCAACTTTTCGGTAACGCACTATTCAATCTCGATGATTCATATGCTTTTATTCTATTTGTTACTTCATTTTCAAGACTTGTTATATATCCAGAGAACGGAACAGCCCACCAATCAGCCCATTCAGTAATTTCGTCATCCGTAGCTGGAGTGAAAGGGGGTGCTGTTTTTGGGTCGTCTGGTTCTGGTTTTCGTTTTGGGTCTGGTTTTGGGTCTGGGTCTGGGTCTGGTTTTGGTTCTGGTTTTGGTTCTGGTAGTGCTGATTTTCCTGAGAAATATGTATCTATCCATGTCGCTGTTTTTTTATCCGCTTCACTAGACGAATACTCGTTATCATTGATTAGAATAGCTGTCACCAACTCCGATACCAAGTGAAGATTTTGTTCGTTTTTATTTATATTATCCATAGCATGTTTATTTGTCACCATGGATTTTATGTGAGCTGCGATTGATGGGTGAGAAGAACGATGTGGTGTGTTTGCGATTGATGGGTGAGAAGAACGATGTGGTGTGTTTGTACTGCTGCTTTCGTGTTCGGTTTGTGTAACCCATGGTAACGGATTGTAGTCTTCAATGAACGGATCTCTAATGACCTTTCGACCACTGCTCGCATCATGCCAATATGGCATATCCGTGGTGTGATTGTATTGTGGGTCCCAAACTTGTTGGGATGCTGGTGTAGGTGCTGGTGTAGGTGTTGGCCGTTGTAAAATGTTTTGTGCGGACAAAACTCCCACCAATATTAAACAAGTAAAAAACAACGTTGTCATTACAGATCTCGCACTAACACACGATTGAGTTGGTTTATGTTTTTTTTTTTTTTTTGATAGATTGCTATTTTTTACCCCAGGACTACGCTTGATAGTACGCGGAGAAGATGTGTTATTAGATTTATGTCTAACGGGGGTCCCAATTAAAGTTGGAACAGTAGGAGAATTTCTATCTGATTGCTCTTTTATAGCACCAGACATTCCGAATAAATCAGCATCAACAGGGCTGTTCACTGTCGCATGTTGAAAGTCTCTTTCATCTTCTTTATGAGGAGGTCCTTTCGATATTCTAGACTTAGCCTTCCGCTTAGTAACGGCCGACACCGCCTTAATATTCCGCTTAGTAATTGCAGCCTTTGACATGCGTGTTCCAATCTTGTCGGCCACCACCACTCGTTTCGCCTTAATCTCTTGTTCTTTTTGTTCGTTTTGTTCTTTTGTTCTTTTTGTTCTTTTTGTTCTTTTTGACGGGCCCATTTCTGGTATGCCACCACCTTTGGATCTAACGCTCTTTTCAAAGTGCTTGCCAGCTTTCCCTTTACTCCAAATGAGGTTTCGGCCAGTATCCCTGAGGAACTTGTTGTAGTCTGGACTAATTCGGGTGCTGATTTTTTTGAACCGCCTATTTTTTTTGTACGTTTATATTTGTGTTTTTTAATTTTAATCATTTTATAAAATATACATAGAAAATAATTTAATTTAATTTAATTTAATTTAAGTATTTATATAAGCATATAAAAACTTTTTAGAAAAAAGTTTAGACAAAAATAAATAATAGTTTTTAATTACTTTGTTAAAACTTTTTTAATGTCTGCCTTAATCATAATTACATTCATCCGATTCTGGAAGTCTATATTTTGCACAAAATCGATGTTTTTTCGGTACATTTACAATCATAAGAATTTACTCGAGGAATTTATTCAGCGAAACTATAGAAATTCATTTGAGGAATTTATTCAGCCAAACGAGCATATTCCTATAGTTACTAAAAACGTGAATACTCCGGTAGCGAAGCCAAAGAAAGAAGTAGAATGTTTTATGTTTAGTCATTATACCTATACTAAATTAAGAAAAATTATTAGGGGGTCGGATTTAAATCTTCAAGTGTGTAAATTATAAAGTAATTTCATTTAAATTAATTTCTATATTATCAATTAAATTAGTTGTAGTTAAATCTAAATTATCACTTAAGTCTGGTCCAGACGATTCATTTACCCCCTGAATGTCAGCTGATTCTAATGATTCTGTTAGATTTACTTCATTTAAACCACCATCTCCGATATCTAAGAAAGTATCATCGCTAAAATTTAGTTCCGCAAAATCTAAACTACCACCACTCTGTTTTTGATTATTTTTATCAATCATTTTATTAAAATCTATATTAATATGTTTAATATCGTCGTCTGATGTTTCAGCAATACTCCCACCCTCTAATGGTTTGGTTTTTTTAGGAGGGCTATAATCAGGTTCTCCATCAGAATCTAACCCAACCTTATAGTTATAACCATCGGTTTCATCATATGATCCCTTATATTCAGATGGCACATAAGCTGGTCCAAAATTATATTCGGTTTCACCATCGAGTTTAATGGGTGTAGACACATTAGTATCTTTAGAAGTTAAATCTAATTCGGGCGACTGTGGTATGTATTCGGGAGACTTAGGGGTGTAATCGGGCGACTTAGGGGTGTAATCGGGCGACTTAGGGGTGTAATCGGTTAAATATGATTCATATGAAGGACTTTCGGGTTTATATGAAGGACTGTGGGGAACATATTCTGCATCGCCATAATTGTATGGCACCTGACTAACCCATCCTTCACTACCATAAGTCGCGGGGGCTCCTTGGACATTTAAATCTAATGGTTCTAAATATGGACGACTATAATCATGTGTATATAATGAAACAATAATACGTTGGTCGTCTAGCAATACATTATTTAATTGCTTAATTGCTTCGGCGGCATGTTCATTATTGGTGTACACTATAATAGCTGTGTTATCTTTATTCATTTTAATATTAAATGTAGGACCAACAGATTCAAATAATTGTTGAATATCTTTCTTTGATACCGAATCTAACATATTTGAAACTATAACTTTATTATTAGTTAAATTGTTAAAGAATTTTTCTTTATTTTTCTTTGAGAATGGGATATTTGTGCGCTGTTTGTGAGATTTATTACCAAAAATAAATTTGCGTTTATCACCATCTTGTAACACAAATTTAGTTGATTTAGTTGGAACATCGATTCGTTCGTATGTGCCTTCTTTATCTAATATTAATCTAAAAGATATTCCCATGGCATTACATTCTTGTGCTAGCAAATGTGTATTATATGGAATATTAACTTTTACTATATCGCAACTACTATTATCATTCTCTAACTCTAAATATTCATTGAATTCAAGGGGTCCACTAACAGATGGGCAAATATGTTTATTATTTGACGAATCAATAATAGATGTCATACCACTATACGTACTAATATATGTCGAATATTTATCCGACCGCTCAAGCATGGTTTCTTTCAAAAATTGTAAAGCACCATGAGATAATATAGCATCGCGCTCCATCTCGCCAATACGTAACCCACCACCAACCGACCGTCCAGATGGAGGTTGTCTCGTTTTTAAGGATAATGGACCTGTGGCACGAGAATTAATTTTATCTTTAACCATATGCTTAAGGCGCTGATAATAGGTTGGGCCAATAAATATTTTAGACGATAATTGTTTTCCATTAATACCGCTATATAATATTTCATCCCCATGTCTATTAAATCCACATCGGTCTTCTAATATATTAAATATTTCATTATTGTCTATATTAGTAAATGGGGTGGCGTCGGCATAAGCTCCTATAATAGAACAAGATTTCCCCATGACACATTCGACCAATTGTCCTAATGTCATCCGACTAGGAATAGCATGCGGATTAATTATAATATCAGGAACTATACCATCCTTAGTAAAGGGCATTTCTTCTTGTGGCAATATCATTCCGATAACTCCTTTTTGACCGTGTCGACTCGCAAATTTATCACCTAATGCCGGATTTCTGTAGGTACACACTCTAACACGAGCCATTTTTTGCTTGTCAGAATTATAATAATCACTAAATACTTTATCCACAACACCGTAACCATCCATTTTTACACATACACTATCATCTTTAAGTGATGCCGATAATCCACTACCAACCTTATTATATTTACTAATTAAAACATCATTATCATTAACATAGTGTCCTTCGGTCGCTAAACCATTTTCATTAACAGTATTATAATTATATTCGGCTTTCTTTGATATATCACTATTTTCTTCATCATTTGGATTATAAAAAAACTCTTGCGAATTAGACCGATTATCAATAATTTCTTTATCGTCGTAAGTTTTAAAATAAGATGACGCAAACAATCCACGCTCAATCGAACTTTTATTAATAATAACCGAGTCGTCTTGGTTATATCCCGAATATGATGCTATAGCTACAATAGCATTAATTCCGGTGGGTAATTTATCAATAAAGGCGTATTTACTTAGACGTGTAGTAATTAGAGGTTTTTGGGGGTAATGTAATAGATGAGCACTAGTATCAAACCTATTTCGGTAATTACTTGTGTAGACACCGACAGATTGTTTCGTTTGTCCGGTTCCATAAACATTACGGGGGGCTTGACTCGTATTAACATATGGAATGGTGAACCCTAGGATTCCCATAATGAGCGAGGGATGAATTTCGCAATGAGAATAAGATTCAATCTGTTCGTCAGATTCGGCCAATGAAATCTTGCTGTAATCATTGCACAACATATTTTGACTCATTTCATCGGTATCAACAAACTCTATAATAGAGCGTGTTTTTTTTAAATCATTCGTTAATGTATCAAAATTCGAAAAATCTACTTTGGTTGGACAATTGTAAACACAATCGTAATAATCGGTTTTTTTAGTATGAAAGCCACCCACTAAATTATACCAATCGATTTGATTATCTAATCTGTCTATATGCGTCTTATTAATTAATAGTTTCTTATCTTCCATAATGTATAATGGTCGACAACATCTACCCCCATCCGTAAGAATCGATAATTCTAATGACCTATTATTTAATACAATTGATGTAAATATATTAATATAACTGTTTTGTCTAAATAATTTAAGTAATTTCGTTAATTTAACGGGTTCTTGGTGAATTCCAATCCATTTACCATTAATAAAGATTTTACAATTATTAGACACATATTTTGGTCTAATATTTTCAAGTTTTCTTACTCCTAGTTGTAATAATAATTTTATAATAGGTTCGGCGTCACATCCGAAGGTAATATGTCCAGTGACTGTTAAATGTTTTTTGATTCCAATATTACCACCGTCCGGCGTTTCTACTGGGCAAATAATTCCATATTGTGTCGGGTGTAATTTACGTTGACCTATCATAATCATATCGCCATAGGTGTTTATCCGTCTTAAATGTGAAATTGTGCCCACATTCGTTAACCGATTTAATGATTGAATAAGACCTTTCTTATTTAAAATAGAACCAATTTTAAATGATTTACTAAAAGCATTCGTTATTACATTTTGATTAAATATTGTTTTAATATTATCACTATTAATTATATTCGGATAATTCAAATCTTGATATTGACTACTATTAAAACGATACGAAAAATCAATCGCAATCTTAGTATCTCTTTGGAATTGTTTAAAACTTTCCCTAAACAAATTCGCAAGCAAGAACCCCGACAAATCAACCCGCTTATATTCAAAACTATCCCTATCAGTCACTATGTCTATTTTATGTAGCACATTTAATAATTTATGTACTACATGACCCAAATAGTATGCCTTTGAAATATTACTATCCCCTACATGCGGAAATACATCCGTATTTAATATATCTTTTAAATGACTCATAGAATTACCTAATGTCAAATTTGCTAAATATTTTAATGCTAATTCTTGATTGTAAATTGGACCGACATCTTCAATCGAACATTGTAAATCTTCCATAAATAATTTAGATTTATCTTCGTCTAAGTTATATAGAATATATTCTAATATTTCTTTGTCTGATTCTATACCCAATGCCCTAAATAACACAAATAGTGGAATTTGTTTTGTTATACTTGGCAGTCTGACAGTTATAACATGTGTCTTTTTATTTATATTTACTACAGTAGTTCTAGCATATTTAAATGTATTCGACGGCACTGATTTAATTTGCGCCGAATAACTATATAAACCCTCTAAAGCATTTATAATATACAGTTTGTTTTCAGCCTTTCGTTCGTGTGAGACTATTACCTTTTCTTGACCATCAACTACAAAATAACCACCTTGATCATACGGACATTCCCCCATATTTTTACGGGTTTCAAACGGAGCCGAGCTTAACAAACATATTTTAGAATGTAACATAATCGGTATTTGACCTAAACTTATCTTTTTAAATTCTTTAACGATTGTTTTGACATCATCATCACCACCATCACCGCGTATAATATATTCGATGTGTAAATCGCAAAATATATGCGAAGCATAAGTTAGGTTTCGCAATCTACTTTCATTTGGATAAAGTGCTTTCTTTGTTTCAATACCATCTATATCTTTATATATTATAGGGCGTCCTATAAATATATTCGAGCCATCTTTACCTCCATAATAAATGTGCGTTTCATATTTGAATTTATTAGTAGATTTGTTTAGTTCTTTGTATAAAATTTTAGGATTATATTGGTTAATAGTTAGGGGTATTTTGTTTAAAATAAAATCATTAAAAGAATCGATATGATGCTTGGTTAAATAATTTTGATGAACCTTAAAATAATTATCAATAACTTTCCACGTATCACTATTATAGTCCATTATATTATTAATAAATATTATTATAAAAAAATTTGGACTATTTAGACGATTCAATAAAATATAACATAAATGAAATAAATATAATAAATAAGCCAGTATAAAACATTCTACCATCTTTAATCATGATTTTAATTACATTATTAAAATAATACATGAATTTATTGTAAAATGTTGGATGTTCGTTTTTACAATCATTGGTACACCTATGTTTATACAGTTCCGTTAAATCATTTATTATATTTATAAAAACCACTGAAAAATTATTTTTAATATTATTTAAATTTAATTTTTCCAAAAATGTATCTGATTCGGATTTGGTGCCACTATCTTTTATCACTTTATATTCACTAGGATTACTTGTATTACTCGTAGGGTCATTATCTACATTAGAAATACTATCAGTATCCCTATATTTTTTATTTAATTCATGTCTGAAAATATTTTTATCTTCCTTAGTCATTTCATTAATTTTTTCTATAATTAAATGTTTAATATTATATTTCTTAAAAAATGGATTATCTTTCCAATAATTACGATTTAAATCTATATTTCTTAATAACGAATAATCCCAATTAAAATCATCTTCTTCATTATTTATTTGTGTATCGTCTAATATTTTATAATAATCCATTGAAACCACTATACTATTAAGTTCTTTAGAAACTCGTTTATTTGTATCTACATAATTATACATGCGTTCCTTTAAAGGTATCTTCGTATTTTGATTCTGTAATTGTTTATCTAACCCAATTAATTCAAGTAAATTATAGTATTTATTATTAATACTTAATTTATTTAAATAAACCATGAATCCATTATACTCATAGCCAAATTGACTATTATTCATTAGATTTTTAAGTTGTGGCTCTAAATCACATATTTTATATATCTTATGTTTATTAATAAGTGTGATAACAAATTCTATTGAAAACCCATAGATTCGGACCAACTCTGAAAAAGCCATTACTTTCTTAAAATTAATATTATCGCAATCCAAATAATTTATTTTGCCCTTCTTAATGCATGTTATTCGTTCTAAAAAGTTATTATAGATTTTATTATTATTTACATTAAGTATAGCTTCACTAAGATTATACACATCCTTAATAGATCGATTATTACTTATAATTAAATCGATTGACTCTTTATTATTTTTATAATAGGATGATTCTAACAAACTACTTAATACATAAAATAATTCCTTATAATTATCACTGGTCAATACTATATCATCATTACTATCTATTATTTCTTCGTCCGAATGGTGATGCGAGTCCGAATGGTGTTGCGAGTCCGAATGGTGATGCGATGTTGTTGATAATGATACAGAGTCTTCGTCCGAATGGTGATGCGAGTCCGAATGGTGATGCGATGTTGTTGATAATGGTGTTGTTGATAATGATACAGAGTCTTCGTCCGAATGGTGATGCGAGTCCGAATGGTGATGTGATGTTGTTGATAATGGTGTTGTTAAAGTGCTGCCTTTAGAATCGGGATTCTGGAATTTTTCTAAAGAATTGTATTTGTAATTATTAAGAATGCTTAAACAGTATATTATAATTAACCCTATAATAAGTAGTTGTTTCTTTTTAAAATATAGACATAATCCTACAAAACAAAAAACAACAATTAATAAGAGTTTAGTATTAATTGAACTAACAAATAATATTAATAATAAAAATAAGTATATAAGTTTATCCATTAATATATTAATAATATATTTATGATTAGATTTAAACAATTAAATAACATCAATCAAGTCCACATGCCCCAACATAATTCTTCTACAACAATATCTTTTTAATTCGAGTTTGTCTAATATTTTTCCTTCTGGTGTAGCTTTAATTGTTTTGGCATTAACATTTATGACGGTATCTTCTTTCGAAGTTTTAATTTTTTCTAATTCGGTTTTATAGTAAGTCCATTTATCTCCTAAAATTTTACCACATGTGAAGCATCTAACAGGAATAATCATTTTATATTATTATTAAATATTAATATAATTCAATTTTTATTTAAATAAAAATTAATATAAATTATTATTAATGTTTAAAAAATATTTGGGCAGTACATTTTACAATTTTTTTAATACCTTTTTCTATGAAAATAAAAGCGATTCTATAATAGACCCATTAACATGCTTGATTCGTCTAAGTTTATTAGAATTCAAGCCTTTTAATACTAAAATAAGCATCAAAAATAATAGGATTACTTATAATGATCCACACCTGTTGCAGGGAACTATAAGATGGTCTAATGGGGATAATCGTGAAGATATCCATAACATCTATAATCCAATAATTAAAGCAATTCAATGGTATGAACCGGATAATGAAGATGTTAAAAACATATTCAAATATGCCGTTAAAGGATTAGAAAAGTTAAAGAGTTCGTATGAAGAAAACTCTATTATAACTCATTCTATAGAATATTATATAACTTACATAAAACAAAACTTTAAAGGGAAAAAAACTAAAGAAGAAGAAACAAACACCGTATTTCTACAATTTAAAGATTTATGGAGCGACCGTGAAATAAATATAATTAATAATATGTTTTTAGAATTGGAAGAAGCCGAAGGCATCGATAATGCCTTGATTGATGCTATTGAAATAATATTAAATAAAAAAGAAGAATTAGTTAGTGATATAATCCTTCACAATACGACTAAATTAGAGTGAATTTATTTTTGATTTTTCGGAAATGCAAAAAAAATGAAGAAATATTCGTGGTATGAAATACATGATAAAGAAGGTAGCTTTCAATTCTGACAAGTTATAATAGATTTGTGTTGCGGCAACACAAGTAGTAATACGTCCATTCATCCAAAAAGAATTAGATTGTAATTTTATTTGATTTTTAATCAATAAATAATTATTATAAAATTATGATTTATAAATGATAGATATATGCTTAAAATTACTACTAAATTATAATGATTTATACATTTGCATTGGAAATACCTTCAACATTGATGTGGGTGGGCATAATGGTACACCTCTTCGTTGTTACTTGGGCACCTGTTGAGCTACGGTATGCGGTCGTGTTGTGTCAGCGTGGCGTAGCTGGCACTGCCGGCGGTCGCAGCCGTGGATGGCGTCGACCGCATCCACGGCGACAAATCTGCATACGCAGCTAAAGCATGTGCATTAGCTTCCGCTCTAGTAATCAACGGAGGCGTTGTGCGGCTGATGCTGCGCCACCGCCGCCGCGTGCCGCCCGCCCCTCCGGACTCAGCACAGCGTACGTGCTGGCACTGCCGGCGGTCGCAGCCGCCGTGCTTGGCGTCGACCGCATCTCCGGCACCAACGCTGCATACGAGGACGTGGCAGCTGCTTTATCTAAAGCAGCTAATGCAGCTGTACTAATCAACGGAGGCGGTCCATTGTTATCCTCAGAATTTCCAATGGAAGACTCGAACAACGGAATTTTCTTCAGGTACTCTTTGTATTGGAGTTGTGTAATATCAGTGGAGAGTTCCGTGGTTGTTGACAACTTTCTATACTGTTTATAATCATTGTATGTTTGTTTTAAACTTATAACTATATCGGAAAAATTGCTTCTATAGATCATATCAATTTTTAAACACTTTGTCATTATATCAAGCAATGGATCACTTAATTCATAAATATTACCTGTTTGTGTATCTGTAATCCTAAAAGATTTACATGATATAGATTTTGTTTTTGCCAAAATATAATTATTTATCTTTCTTTGAAAATCTTCTATTGTAATGGATCCGTGTGACAAATTAGCTATATACGTATTACAATTATAATTGCACGAAGGATCATTCGCACAAAAAACATCATCATATGGAAATTTTATATTCGTACATAATTCTCCAAGAAGAATTCCATATGACCATACATCTGATTTTTCTGAGAATTGTAGACAATGATTTTGTTTTTCATCTTGATGCATTACAACGGATTCATATGGAAGCCAACAAATTGGCCTTGGCATCATTTGCTTCTCTGTCGCATTTGATTCAGTAATAATTTCCTTATAAATATTAATTTCACGTTCTTCGTTGTCATGATTTACTACCCATTCTCCGTCCGCTGTGTTCAAACTTAGATCTTTCATTACAGACATTCCAAAATCTGCTATTTTACAATTACCGTTAGCATCTATTAAAATATTTCTTGTAGCAAGATCTTTATGAATAATTACAAGAGTTGTAAGATAATTCATTCCATTCGCAATATCTAAAGCAATTTGGTAATTACAAAGTCCATTCGCATCACATTCAAAGATATTACACAATGTTTCTTCCGCCGTTAGTTGACAATTATTTCTTTTTTCTTTAATATAGTTGTCTAAAGACCCAATTGTACATAATTCCATAAATAATTGGGTTGGGTTTTCTGTGTTATCGGTCCCTATTAATTGTATAACATTGGCTTTATCATCGTCCGAATCGTTTGATTTGGTTATTTTATTCATAATGTTATATTCATTTTTAAATTGTTCTGCGTACAGCAATTCCTCATCCGTGGTTAATTTTGCGTTATATTGTTTTATTGCTACAATTTGTCCGTTCCATTTACCTTTAGTAATTACTCCAAATTTACCTTCACCTAACACTTCCCCCGCTGGGGCAGTAGCAGCAGGACCACGACCAGGACCACGACCAGCAGCAGCACGACCACTAATAGGAGCAGGACCACGAATAGGAGCAGGACCACCACGACCAGCAGCAGCAGCAGGACCGTACACGGTATTTTCCTGCATAATATCGGATGATTCTCCTGGTTTAAACCCATATGGTTTAACTGGTAATAGAGGTACCCATGTTTCAACGTAATTTTCTAGTAGTGTTTTCTTGCGTGTTTTCTTGCAAAAATTTGTGGTGTTAGCATTAGATATCAAGTATAATAAGTGAATTATAGATTCTTCTAAACTATCTCCAAAACCATTTAGTGGTTTGTAAACGTGACTTTCAGTCCGCAGTTTTATGCAGAGACAATCATAATACTGATTTAATTGTTGTTGGTCTGTAAAATTATAATTAGAAAGACGTGTATTAAAATGATAACTCTCTTGAGCATCGTCGTAAGAATAAGATTGTGACACTTTTGTTTTATATGATATGAATCTAAGTTCAGTAAGTGCTTTATTTGAATTAATATAAATAAATTTATAGTCGTCTGTTCTTGTCGTAGTATGAAATGCGAAATTATCGAGTGTAATAGTGTTATCTTTTGCATGTGTTTGTATCACAAAAAAAGTATGTGTATTTATATTAGTTTTTAAAATTTTAGATTTTGCAGCCGTTTCTTCACCACTGTTAATACATGATATAAAATAATCCTGTTTATTAAGCTGTTTTGTACTACTATTTTCGTCTGATTCATAACCGGGCTCGGTGTCGCTAGCTCCAAAACCGGAATCGGTGTCGCTAGCTCCACCAGTGGAATCGGAGGCTTGTTGGCCTTGTTGTCCGGCAGCGACATTATACAAGATAATGTCGGGACCTGACCGTGACCGTGACGGCTGCTCCGTTGGTATTTTTGCTTTTTCTGGTAACAATGTTTTTAAAAAATCTATGCTATCTTGTGCACAACCCATATTGTTGTTATTACTAAGAAAAGTATTCAAATCCTCGAGGTTAAGGCTCTGTAATACCTCAATATTTGGCACTTTTTCGCCTCTTCCCCAATCACGTAAATCTTTCAATTTTTCATTTAAACTATCTATATGATATTGATAAAATTTTGTTCTTCTAAACTCATTAAAAAGTTTGCCGAACACTCTATACCCTGACCAATTGGTCAATCCTTCTAACACCGTGTCAACATGTTGTATTTTATTACTAAAATTATATATAGGCGTTATACTATTATTTAAAACAACAAAATTAGTCTTGAATGTGTTTACTTTATTATGTGCGATTGATGCCAATAATCTTACACAGTCTGAACCACCACCTTTTAAAGTTTTACGTCGGTGAATAACTCTTTTGCTCATTCTTTTGCCACCTTTTCTTAAAGTTTTGCTCATTCTTTTGCCCCCTTTTCTTAAAGTTTTGCTCATTCTTTTGCCCCCTTTTTTAATAGAGCTTTTGCCCCCTTTTTTAATAGAGCTTTTGCTCATTCTAAAGTTTTTTTTTCTAATTTTACGCGTTATTCTTTTTTTAATTTTATTACTCATTCTCAAAGCAACCATTTTATAATATAGGTATAGAAAAAAATTTTTTAAGAAAACTTTAAAGGCAAAAAAACTAAAGAAGACGAAACAAACACCGTATTTCTACAATTTAAAGATTTATGGAGCGACCGTGAAATAAATATAATAAATAATATGTTATTAGAACTTGTAGACAAACGCGAAGATGATGAAGAAATATTGTCATTAATTGAGGCAATAGAAATTATATTAAATAAAAAAGAAGAAATAGTAGCTAAAATAATATTAGAAAATACGACTAAATTAGGGTGATTTAATATGTTCCATAATATCGTCAATAGAGCTTTGATCTATTGGCATGCTGGTCTTCGGAAGTCCATTAGCATCTTTAGATACTGTTACACCTAGCTTATGGGCTTCATTAATATTATGTTGACTATCATCAAAAAATATAATTTTTTTGAGCGTTTCTGCGTCAGTATTTCCAAACACATCTTTTGCTATTTTTAAGAGCTGATGATTTTTATCACCAATATCCATACCATCAGTAAATTGTTGATTTCTGGTAGAAAAATCTCCTGGTGTTGTAATATAAATATTAGAGGCATAATTTGGTTTGTTATCTATGATTATTCCCAGAGCATTCAATACACTATATATAACATCACGTCTCCCAAATGAAGCAATTGCTATTAATACGTGATGAGCCCTATTTAGTGTATTAAATAGTTCTTTAAGTGTTTCCCGTTCGAGTCCAAATTTTTGATTGGAATCAAATAATATAGTCTCAGCGAAGTCTAATTGAGATATGGTGAGGTTTTGTAACGTGGACCACCAATGTCCGTTCATTAAACATTGATCAAAATCAAATGCTACAACATGCGTGTAAGACGTGTCAATACCTCCGATCCTGCGAAATTGTCCCAGAAGGTTCTGATCACCGTTCACACTATCTAATCCAAAATATTTATTCGGATGTGTTTCTATGATAACGTCGTCAAATTTGGGAGGACTGGTAATAGCTTCTAATTGGGTGTCTGACCCCCCAATCAAGGTTCTTTGTGATCTTGATTTTTTAAGCTGTGTCATTGAAGTTTTACGACGTGTCTTTAAAGTTTTTTGATTAAGTCTACCACCTCTATAACGCATGCTTTTACCACCCTTTCTTGAACTTCGACTACGTCTTTTAACACCCTTTCTTGAACTTCTTGAAATTCGTTTTATTCTACCAGTCATTTTATACTATAAGAATACAATAAAATAAAAAAAGTTAAGCAAAAAAATACTTTTTGAAAAAGCTTAAAAAAGTAAAGCAAAAGCTTTCTATTATTTTTGCCCAAGCTTTTTTTGAAAAAGCTTTCTATTATTTTTTGCCCAAGCTTTTTTTGAAAAAGCTTTCTATTATTTTTTGCCCAAGCTTTTTTTGAAAAAGCTTTCTATTATTTTTTGCCCAAGCTTTTTTTGAAAAAGCTTCTTTTTTCTAAAAAACTTTTCTAAAGTTTAATTACTTTTTCATATTCAACCTTAACGAGTTGTTTTTGTAGAGATTTTTTACTTTCATTTTTATAATCGTAATTACATTCATGAACTTCAGGAAGTCGACATTTTGAGCAAAATCGATGTGTTGCAGAACATTTACAATCATAATTCACAATACCTAATTTACCTTTACAAAAACTACACTTTTTAGAACCCATTATAATTATAATATGGTATTTAAATTATAAATCAATTTTTTAAAATGATTTTCATCACTTTAGGAATTTATTCAGCCAAACGAGCATATTTCGATAACCTATATTTGTGTAATCTTCGTGGGAAATTTTCATTGCTTTTAAGTAATAAATAGATAAAAGCTCAGCACTTATTTCGTTTGGATGATAGTGATTTCCGTATAAGTGTTCAAAATACTCGGCGAATTCTTTCATATCTATTAATTTATAGTGCTTTGCACCACTCGGGATAACATAAGAGTCTCCAGCCTTTTCAACATAGATTCCTATTATATTAACTTGACTAATATTATTAGCACCCGAATCATAAATACTTAATATATAAATGTGTTTGCCCCTAAAAGAAAACACCCAATTCGTATCGGGTCCATCCGGGTTGTATCGGATTTTTTTGGAAATGGATTCGTTATTGTGAATCTTAGCTACTTTAACAAATTTCCAGTATTTACTATACAATTCGTTAAATGCTATGGACTCTTTACGCTGTAGGACATGGACACATTCGTGTATAATAATTGCCCCAATATTTTCTATAGCACGATTTATATCATTATTATTATAATATCCTAAAAGCTCAGATATAAAACTGTCGGTTATAAATATCACATCATAATTGGTGTGTGGAAAGCCATTTTCTACATTATTCCTGAACTTAGCGAATTTAATGTTGTCAAAAATAAATAATAGGTGCTTTGGCAGCTTCGATTTCATAGCTTCAATAACCCAACCTAATAATGTCTTATCTAAGTCTGTGAAATCCAGCAAATGATCACAATAAAATTTATAAATATTAGTGTGATATTCGGGAGGGATGTGACGTAATTTTATATCTAATTTATTATACTTGTAATCGATATTTTTTAGGATGCTGCAAACATTCTTAGTGTTCAAGTATGTTATATCATTCGAATTAAATGACTCCTTAAAACGTTTAATTAAATATAAGATTATAAAAATTATTAAAATGAGTATTACGACTTTTATCATTAATATATATAACTATTTTCTTTTTTAATTATAATGACGGAATTATTACTTATTATATTATTATTAATACTATTAGCTTGTATATTCCTACACGTAATATTTGTTAATAGCATGAACAAAAAAAAAGCTTTTTAAACCTTTTTAGAAAAAAGGTTGACCAAAAAAAAGCTTTTTAGAAATACTATAATTTTGTTAAAACTTTTTTAAAGTTTAGGAAAAAGTAAAGCAAAATACTTTATTTTGTTAAAACTTTTTTTAAAAGTTTAGTTTTCCATGTTGATATAGAATAAATAATAATATCATCATTTTCACAATTCATTAGCTTAAGTTTACCTCCATTAAACATAGTATCTATTATTTTCCATTTATTATTAAATGCTTTATAACGTTGATTTCCATCATCGAATGTGTGGATTTCAATAATAGTTCCTATGTCCATTATAAATTTATTATAAAATTATTTTTAAATTATTTTTAAATTATTTTTAAATTAAAAATGTAAACGGATTATATCACATATATTAGAGTAGGTGCCGAATATTTCTTCTATTAATTTACCATTTTTATAGATATGAATCAACGGAATACTTTTAATATTTAATGTATCAATTAATCCGCCTTCTTTATCACTATCAATCACCATAAATTTAGAGTCACTAATTGAATGTTGTAACCCGCTGATTTTATTATTTAATTCTGTGAAATTACCATTTGTAAAATATACTAAACACACCCTATTATTTTTAATAAAATTATCCATTGTTTTAATATTATTTTATTATCTTAAAATTGATTTAAATATAATTATTAAATAAAAAATATTATAATGCCAAATAAATTGACGGTAGCTGATTTTTTTTGCGGTTGTGGGGGATTTTCCGAAGGTTTTCATCAATCCGGATTTGAAATTAAATTCTCATTAGATAATTGGAAATTAGCTACAGAAACACATGATATAAATCATCCGGACAGTAAATGTACACATATGGATATTACAGATATATCGAATGATAAAATCGATGAAATTATTCCAGATACGGATATTATTATTGGTTCTCCACCATGTGTTTCATTTTCAAATTCTAATAAATCCGGAAACGCCGATAAAACACTTGGTCATAAACTAATATTACAATTTTTAAAAATTGTATTACATAAAAAAACTAAACCAAATAGCAAACTTAAATATTGGATTATGGAAAATGTTCCTAATAGTTTAAAATTTTTGGAATGTGATACTTGTTGCGCTATAGATAAATATAATAAAGATATAGATGAATTTAAAAAATTAAATAAAGAAGAAAAAACAAATGAGAAAAGAAAAAAATATCTCTTTGAAAGTATATGTAAATCATCGGTATCAGAAATAACAACAGAATTACAAATAGTAAATGCTAAGCCTAAAGAGAGATATACATATTGTTTTCATACTAAAATATTTACAGCTTTAGAATTAGGATTAGACAAATCACTTCCTGACTTAGAAATACCTAAAAAATTTATTTTAAATGCGTCTGATTATGGTTCTCCACAAGATAGGAAACGAGCTATTGTTGGGCAATTTGTTGAACCAACTAAAACACATAAGAAACGAGTTGATGGTAATAAAACATTCATTGACCCAGATGATAATGATAAGTTAACCGATAAAATATATATTGAAGATATTTGTACTATGCTTGGTCCACCCGATATTTTAAATAATACTAAAACACAAATTAAAGATATATTATTTGAAAATATAGAATTAGATAAAGATGATTTAACCGATCATTTTTATAATTCAACAATACCAGAAGTATTATGGTCTAAAGCTAAAAAATTAAAAACTGACCATGGATTTATGGGTAAAATGGAATTTCCAGATTCATTAAATAGGTCATGTAGAACAATTATGGCAACCGAATCATATTGTTCTCGTGAATCAATCATTTTTCCAAAAGAAGATGGAACAGGATATAGAGGACCTACAATTAGAGAGTTGTCTTCATTGATGGGATTTCCACTCGATTACCAATTTAAAGGTTCGCATAATAATAAACATAAACAGATTGGTAATGCTGTATGTGTCCAATTATCGTATGCTCTAGGGAAAGCTATATTAGATTCGAAAAAAATTAAAATTAAAAAAGTTCAACAAAGAAATAATGGAAATTTAGAAGGTAATCAAACTAAACCTTTATTTGATAATTATATCGAAAAACCTAAAAAAATTAATTCTGTTTATAAAAAACATATTCCAGATTTAAAAATAAAGCAATTTAGAGTTGAACTAAATAATAATACAAATAATTTTAAAGATGAACAATCTATTAAAGATATAAAACAACAAAATATCGATAACATAAATATAAAATGGAATACTAAACTTCATAAAGGTAGTGGTAAAACAGCCAAATTTATAGAACTATCAAATGATGATATTATTGAATATTTAGACGAATCTAAATTAAATAAATTAAAGAAAATATTAGATGAAAAATGTATTATTAATTTTACACATGTCGATTTTCAAGTGAAATTTTATGAATTGAGTAAAGATTTATCACCTGATAATGTATTAGATATTATTAAAGACTTATTAGATATAGAGGTTGAATCATATGATATATCTGTACCAATTGCTAACACTATTTATAATATATTTTGGACAGATGTAAACAAAAAAGAGAAATATATAAATTCAAAAATTCTGTATGGTTTATATTGTCTAAATTATGTTTTAACTAAATTAAAGTAGCAACATTATTATTATATATATATTTAGTATTAAATTGTCCAAATATTTGTGTAACAAAATTATTTTTAAATCCAATAGCTTTTGTAGTAGAATTTTTAGATCCATGCGAATGAATATGTAAATATTGTTGTCCTTTTTGTGTAATACAATCATTTTTTACTATATTTTGTATATATTCAAAATCATCTATTATAATTTTTTTATCTGAATTAGATAAATTCACATAATTAAACATAATAACACCTAAAAAAATAGCGTTTTCAAAATCGGTATTAAATTCAAATACAAATAATAATATTTTGCTTAATTTATGAAAATATTTTGATGATTCTAAACTATCACATTTTACTATATAATCTCTATTAATATTAGTTATTGTTAATCTTTCTTTTGCGAAATAACCATTTTTTTTATTATTATATTTAAATTTAGTAACTTTAATATCATAGCCACACAATAAATCGGGATTAGAACAACAATTTGGGTTATTTTTAAATAATTCATATTCTATTTTTTTACCATCACATCCTTTATCATTTTCAGTAACTGATAAATTATCTCTATATAATCCATTTATTTTAGGAAATATAAATTCTTTTAATTCTAAATATGTTTTACCTATACAAGTATTCAATAATATAACAAATTTTGTTAAATCTTTGGTATTTTGTTTAATATTATTTATATCTAAATTATTAGTCATATATTTATGAAATTATTATAGATCTTTAAATCAATTTTAAAACAAAATTGAATTTAAAGTATTACAAATATTACAAATATTACAAATATTACAATAATGACATGTCAAACATATTCCTATAAAGTAGGTGGGGTTAATGTAAAAAAACTTATAGAACAATTGGGTAAACATGATGGGTCTAATTATTGTGATTTAATTAAAGAACTTATTGATAATGGTTTTGATTGGAATGGAACCGAAGTTATTATATATATTGATACTAAAAATAATATAATTATTATAACTGATAATGGTTGTGGAATGAATAAACAAGCTATTGAAAAATTTACAGAATTATATTCTGATAATAATTCCGAAGATGATGATATTGATGGCAAATTTGGGATTGGTTGTAAAAAAGCGTGTGCTGTATTATCACAATTAAATAAAGTATTTGTAGAAACTGTTCATAATAACATAAAATCACACATCACAATAAATTATAATGAATTATTACAAACTAAAGATAGCTATACAGATTCTATTAATGTAACTGAAGAACATACAACGGATGAATCTTATACTAAAATTGAAATACATTGTGAAAATACCGATATTATTGAATATTTTAAAAATTTACACAATTCAACATCTATTTCAGAAAGTGAAACTAAAAGTCTTAAATATGAATTATCAAAAACATATTCTCCACGATTATTTAATGATAATAAATTAATTATAAAATTTGATGATGAAGATGCTACAGAAATTGAACCCTTCAATTTAATTTCAGATGATAGTGAAAAATATATTTATAAAAAAATTAAAATAGACCTCTATAAAAAAAGTAATAAAGTTAAACCGTTATATGTCATAAATGAACATGATTCTACTCGGATTTGGACAAGTAAAAAGGAGGGGTTTGCAAAAAAAGGTCTTGATTCGGGATGTCTACCTATTAATGCTTCATTTACACTTGAATTCTGTTTTCCGAAAGAATGTCGTAAATTAGCGGATCGTAAACACGGACAAATATTTGTTTGTGGTAATGATAAAGATTTAAAAATTGATTGTGTAGAACAATTAAAAACACAATTTGGTTTAACTGATACTTTTAATGATTTAATTAACGAGTTAAGAAATTTAGAAATTAAACGAAATAATAAAATTTTAGGATGGCTTCCGATTGAATCTAAAAATATTACAAAAGCAACGGATGCCAATAAAAAAGCAGAAGTAAATAATATTTTAAAAAGACTTTCATACACCTCAAATGCTGATAAATATATAAATTTAACACAAGAAACTAAATCAAAAGTTGATTGGAGTGTATGTGCAAGTGGTATAAAAGATATTATAATTCAACTATTAAAAGAATTTGTTGACTATGATATTAAAAATTATTTTAATAAGCCATGTTGTACATCATGTCATCCTAAAACAGGTGATATTTATATTAATGATTGTGATTGTCCAGAACCAGAACCAGAACCAAGTCCAGAACCAGAACCAGAACCAGAACCAGAACCAGAACCAGAACCTAAACCAGAACCAGAACCAGAACCAGAACCAGAACCAGAACCAGAACCTAAACCAGAACCAGAACCAGAACCAGAACCAGAACCAGAACCAGAACCAGAACCAGAACCAAG